ACATCTCGAACTACGTCATGCTTGGCGGCTGGAGCTTCGACCCGTCGCAGGACACCGTGTCCGACCAGCGCGAGAACACCGTGCAGGACTTCGGGGCCCCCGGCCGCAAGAGCGCCGGCGACATCAGCATCGAGGTCATCGACAACACGAACACGGAGCACAAGGAACAGAACGAGGCCGTCACCCTCATGCACGAGGGCGCGTCCGGCTATATCGTGCGTCGCCGCGGCATGGCCACCGACGCGCCATTGGCCTCCGGCCAGAAGCTCACCGTCGTGAGCGTGAAGTGCGGCGAAAAGAAGGTCATCAACCCGGATGCGAACACCATGATCCGCAGTCAGATCCCGCTGTTCGCTCAGGCTCCCGGCTGGGAGTCCGAGACCGCCGTGCTGGCCGCAGCCTGACAAGTTCTTCCGTGCGGGGATTCTAAGCCTTTCTGGCCCCGCACAGGCATTCTCTCTTCTCTCTCTCAGAAAGGTTTTCAGACTTTCAGAAAGGGATAATCATGGCTTTGGAAGTGAAGCGCAAGCGCGTGGACGTCGACCTCATATTGGATCAGGAGAAGGCCGAACAGGTCGCCGCATTGGGAGCCGACCTGGAACGCGCCATGGCGCAGCATGTGACCGAGGGCGGCAACGCCGCCGCCAAACGCATCGCCGAACAAATCGACAGGCTGCGCGACGAGGTGAAGGACGACACCGTCCGCATCACCCTGGAGGCGCTGCCGCTCTCCCAGTGGCGTCAGGTACTCGAGGCGAACACCGTCACCGAGAACGGCGTACCGAAACAACACATCGAGGACATCTGCGCCGACGCCGTCAGACTCATGGTCAGGAAGACCGTGCCGGAAACCCCGGTTGAGGATCTGGCGAACGTCATGACCGAACTGTCCGACGGCCAGATCAGCCCCATCTGGTACGCGATCCGTGACCTGAATGCGAAGCTCATCGACCCAAAAGACGCACTCGAATCAGCCTCGCGGATAATCCGCAGACGGTAAGGGAACTGCGAATCTGCCAGAAGCTCGGCATCAGCTACAAAAGGTGGCTTGGCTGGGAACCGTCGTATCGGGTGGAAAGGGACGGGCATAGGCGCATCACCGGCTACACGCCGGAAACCGAATGGGATGAGACCGAACGCGAATGGATGCTCGCACTCGACGAATACGAGCGCACGCTGTGTCCGCGCTGCGGTATGCCCGTCAGCATATGCCACGACGAGCTGGCCCCCACCAAATACGCGAGCGAGGTCGGCGTCTGTCAGATCGACCTGATGCGCCGCATCGGGCTCGAAGAATACCGCAAGGACCATTCCGCGGAATCCGCCACGAAACTTGACTCACTGACCGTGGGCATCAACCCACGATGATCCGACAGGAGGATATGCCATGGCCGGTGGCCTGAACCGCAACATCACTGTCCGCCTGCTCGCGGACACCAGCAATTTCACCGCCGGCATGGCCAAGGTGTCCGGCGAAAGCCAGAAGACCGCGACCACCATGGAAGCCGCCGGAGGCAAATCGAAGCTCATCACCACCGGCATCGCGGCGGCCGGTGTCGCCGCCACCGCGCTGGGCGTGGCCGCTGTCAGGATGGCGGCGGACTTCGACGCCAGCATGTCGACGGTGCAGGCCAACACCGGAGCCAGCGCAGATGAGATGAATCAGCTCCGTCAGGCCGCCATCGACGCCGGCGCCGACACCATATACTCGGCCACCGAATCCGCCGACGCCATCAACGAACTCGGCAAAGCCGGCCTATCGACCTCGGATATTCTCTCCGGCGGTTTGAGCGGCGCGCTGAACCTCGCAGCGTCCGACGGCATGGCCGTAGGCGACGCCGCCGAACTCATGGCCACCACCCTCAAACAGTTCAACCTGACGGGCGCCGAATCCACTCAGGTGGCCGACGCGCTGGCGGCCGGCGCAGGCAAGGCCGTCGGTTCCGCCCATGACCTCGGCCTCGCATTGAATCAGGCGGGTCTGGTGGCCAACAGCATGGGCGTCAGCATGCAGGAGACCACCGGCACGCTCGCCGCGTTCGCCAACGCCGGCATGATAGGCAGTGACGCGGGCACCAGCCTCAAGACCATGCTCCAACGACTGGCCAGCCCCACCGACAAGGCGCAGACCCTCATGGACGAGCTCGGCATCAACGTGTACGACGCCAATGGCAAGTTCATCGGCCTTGCCGGTGCCGCAGGCCAATTGCAGAACGGTTTGAGCGGCCTGAGTCAACAGGAACGCAATGCCGCGCTCAACACCATCTTCGGAGCCGACGCGGTGCGAGCCGCGAACGTGCTCTACGAGCAGGGCGCGGAAGGCATCGACGACTGGACGAAAGCCGTCAGCCAATCCGGCTACGCCGCGGACCTCGCCGCCAAGAAGAACGACAACCTGAAAGGCGATCTGGAGAATCTGAGCGGCTCTTTCGAATCCCTCATGATCTCTTTGGGCGAGGGAGGTCAGGGACCATTGCGCTCCCTCGTGCAGACACTCGACACCCTTGTTGACGGTTTCGCGTCATTGCCTGCGCCCGTACAGCAGTCCATAGTGCTGATGGCGGCTCTGGTTGGAGGCAGTGTCGCAGTCCACAAAGCGATGGGGCCGCTGAACTCTAGCAGCAGCCAGCTTGCGCAAA